ACAAAAATATGTTGTTGCTGTTGTTGCTGTTGTTGTTATGCGCATAACGCATGTTATGGTCAATGGAATTAGGGTATCAGTTCGATCCCTTCACCTATCTACAAAATCTAGTGGGTATTACCATCGGCTAGTACAATAACTCTAAGCCATTAATTAGATGGTACACCCCTCCCATACACTAAACGTTACATGGTTAAGTTTAGTCAACTAGAGGTGACTATCATGACTACTTTTTGTTGTAGACGGTCTGACTCGGTCCAGTTATTAGCCCAAAGTGTATAAAAATTCGAATCATCTTGCGCACGTTTACGAAAGGGGCTAACTTGCCCATTTCGTGTTCTTACTCCCCCAAAACGTCCTAAACAAACGCATCAAGCCCAACGTTGAAACCGCAATACCCACAACTACAAATTCAAAGTACCAGGGCGCGCCTTTGTAGCCCATGGCTTGCCAACCATTTGCCATATACGGTTGCAGCTGCGGTATAAAATGGGCAATGAACAGGCCCAAAAACACAGTAATAATCACTTCATCCATTAACGACTCGCGCCGGTTCTTCAACACCTGCAGATCATAATCAGCGTCGTTACCTTCCTGGTTAGCCAGCCGTTTGGCTTCAGCATCCAACTTAGCCAACTTTAAGTTACCTTCTGCAGTCGCAATCGATGCCGCCATTTCTGCAGCAATACGTTTACGCTCTCGATAGCTACCTGACAAATCTGCAATAGGTGCCGAAATAAAACTAAACAGTGATGTTATCCACTTCATGACTTATTCCTCATTACCATATCTAAAAAGTGCTTAGGGTCTTTTGATACGGCTTTCGCCAGTGCATTCAACCCGGTTAAAAGATGTGGTGCGACATACGCTGCAATCCCAATAATCCCCGTTTTTAAGCCATCATTCAGACCCAGCCAAATACAAAAGCTTTCTGCAATGTACGCAGACAGAATTGCCATCAGCACTGACATAAAATAATGGAAAAAGTAATCCGGGTACCAGACATATACATTTGCGTTGCCGCGGCCAGTAATGACAACAAACACAGCTGCCCCCACTGACGAATAAAAACAATCAGTTCTTCCATCAACCTTCACTCCTCGGGTTTAAATCTGAATAGGCCGGCTCTGAAAATTTAATATGCTGTGCCGTTGGTAAATACTCGTTAATTTCCATCATGTCTTGCTGCATCGGTACCACTTCATTGTTGTAATACGCACGGGTGATTTTATCTAAGTCACCAAAGCCCGGACTTTCCCCCGATGTTTGCCCACTTAATGCTTCCTGGGCGCGGTGCATACTCAACATATCGTTTAGCGTCATCTTCTTAATACGCTCAAATTCATCCTTGGTCGAGATATCACCCACCGGAATAATCTTGATCGCCTTCTCTGCGTCAGCCTTACCACTGCGATTATTAATAAACAGACTGCGAAAATTACCCACACCGCGAGAATCTTTGATCGCTTTTTTCAACTCGTCTTCATCATCGGTCGACAAATTTGGGTCTGCCATCGAAAAGATAAACCCCATATGTGCGCCGTTCTTGTAATACTTACGGCGGAACAGGGTGGCATCTTCGTTTAAAAGCGCAGACTGAATACCGCCATAATATTGGGGGATACCGTAGATACCCTGATTCGGGTCGTATTCTTTCAGGTGGATAACTTCACCCTTTTTAAACCGCAGCACTTTGCCATTACTTAAGCGCTGCGCATAAACACCAGGCGTAGAGGTATAGCGCATAGACAGCGCAGGTAAATGTCTTAATTTGATCACATTACCAAAGGCATTTTTAATGATCTGCAAATATGCATTTGCTGCCCAGCAATAATCAAAAGCAAACTTCTTAAACGTGCGCTGTGTTAATAACGCATTCGGCTGGAACCATTTCATGATCATATTGCGTTTAAAATATAAAATAGGTCCATGCTGGGCATTAACGCGCAGCAATTTAACTAGTCCCGCTAAACTCACTGGCGGTGAATATAGCCCGTCCATATCAGCGTAAAGCCCGATATATTCGGTCATATGATTATCTAAACACGGCTCGGGATCACCGAAACTAAAGGTATCGATAGATTTATCTTGCACCGGTTCTGTTGTCGTACTCTTAGTTGAATTCATTATGCGGCATCTAATCCTATTGATGTTCTGGTGCTCGAGCTGTCACCAGATAATGGTTCGTAAATCATGGCGTGCATGATTGCCCAGGCAATATCTGCATGGCCTGTTGCTGCAGTGCGATTGGTTGCATAACTAATTTGGTCACCAACTACCTTTTTGCGGATATTAATAAAGCTACTGGCAACCATCATTGAGCCTTCATCGAATTCAAAACGCTTCTTGCCAATGACATTAAGCGCCTTGATCACCATCTTGTTTTTGTTATGAGGGTTGTAATGAATTGGCATCGCCAGCGGGAAGAATTTTTGTATTAACTCAAACACACCCAAGCCCATGCCGGTGGTATCAACACCGATATGAACAACATGGTATTTAAGCGTGAGTTCTTTAATTTCATTCGCCATAGTTTCAAAGTCATTACCACTTAAATTAAGTGATTCCAACAACCGGAATTTATCATCAGGCCCAAGCGGTAAACTTAAGACCACCACTGATGCAATGTCTCGCGTTCGCGCAGGGTCAAAGCCAATAACAACCGGTTTCATGGCATAAGGACGTGGCCAAGTCGGGTCAAAGTCAGTCCATTTCTTACTATTACCAACGCAGGACATAAACTGTTTAAGGCTAAACGCACTGTGGGCATCATCAATGAACTTGCACATAAAGAGGTTGTTAAACTCTTCTGTCGAATATTCATTTTCCAGAATGCTAATATCAATGCGGTCAAAGCCTTGTTTCACCACATCGTAAACATTGAGCTTTTGACGCCAGATACCATCATCACAAAGCAAGCCATCCTTTAAAGTCTTATGGCTAACATCAATAGCAAACTCGGGATCATTACAGGCTTTGGTTTTGCGGTACCAGCGACCATTCCACAAATCATACGCTTCATGACTAGTCACCGACGGCGTACTGAAATAGGTAATACGAAAATCTTTATGGGTTGCCATTGCCTGGGCAAGACTGCGTAACTCTTTAAACTTAGGGATCCAAAACACTTCATCAATATACAAGTCGCCAGATGCTGATTGTGCAGTCCGAGCATTGGTTGACTTGAAATACAGTGTTGTAGTTTTACCTTTGTTGCGCATCGTCAGTGGTGAGCCGCTTAGCTCAATACCAAACTGTTCACGACATAAGGCAATAATATTGGCCTTGAATATTTCCGCCTGGTCCCGTGATGCTGAAATGAAGATCTTATTACGGCCATTCACCATCGCATCATAAAATGCTTCAAACGCAAAGTAGAAGGTCGCACCAATCTGACGTGGCTTTAATATGAACCGGCTACGGTAATCTTGATGTTCAAACCAGTGTAATTGGTGCGGGTAGAGCAAGTTGTCCTTGAGTGTATCGAGCATTTCTTTGGTTATACTCGATACATCATTCTTGATCTTCTTCTGACGTTTCTTACTTTTACTGCTTCGCTCGCTTGTCTGTTCTTGCTGGGGCGCAGAAGCTGCAGGTGCATTACCATATTTTTTAGTCATGCCGGCACTGGGCAAGCGAGACTGATTTAATGCGCATTGTTGTTTAGTCAGAAAATCCAGTTCTTTATAATCCGCTTCACCCTTATTTTCACGATCAGCCAATAACACAATACGTCGTGCAATCGCTGTCTCGGCATTCAGTGACGGGCACAGTTCATTCCAGCTGCCATCATCCGCCCAACGTCGTAAAGAACGGGCACTCGGCATACCGTCAATTTCTGAAATTTCATCAAACGTCAGTCCACCAAAAACATAATGGTCACGCGCCGTTTTAATTATTTCGGTTGTATATCGGGGAGTCCTCGGTTTCATAACTGGCCTGTAAATAAGAACGAGCGCCAAGTTTATAACCCTAAAACAGGTAATTCTTTAAGAAGATTGCCACGTTATTCCGCTTTCGCCAAAATCGGAATTTAGCGGATTTAATCAGATGGATTAAGGCTAGTTCTGCGGGCAAAATTGGTCTCACTTAGATTCACTTTGACATTAAACAGGAAACAACATGGCTCAATTACGCACTATTCCACTTGCCATTGCCGCCATGGGGTTAACGGTAGATGGTCGAGAAATATCAGAAAAAGATATCGACGATATTGTTGCTACTTACAAATATAAAAAGTACGGCGCACGTATCAATTTAGACCACGAATTTAATTGGTCTGGTTGGGCTGCGAAGAACCTTTGCAACATTGATATCAAAGGCGGGATGCTCGGTGATGTCATTGAACTGAGTACGGCTAAAAATGAAGATGGCATCAAAGTGTTATACGCCGTGTTATCGCCTAATGCGTCATTTGTTCAGTTGAACCAAGCCGACCAAGCGGTGTATTTCAGTATTGAAATTGATCGCGACTTTATGAAGTCAGGGCAAACCTACTTAACTGGACTTGCTGTGACGGATTATCCCGCGAGTACCTACACCGACCGTATTCACTTTAGTCAACAAGGCAAAGAACACGTTACGAATACGCTGGCTGCTAATACCAATGCAGAGCATACACCTTCAGATACTGACCTATTAAAGGTGTCATTAGCATTAGAAGAAGCGGCTAAACCCACAAAGAGCCTGTTTAAAAAACTCTTTAATTTTAATAAGGATGATGACGACATGAAACGTGAAGATTTTGCTGCCGCGATGACTGACGCACTCGGTGGACCCTTGCTGCAATTTAGCCAAGCACTGGAAGCCAATACCCAAGCAACGCAAGCCTTACTGGCTAAGCAGAGTACTGCACCAACACCGGTTGACGATATGGATACCGACAACCTAACAGACACCAGTGCTGATAAACCAACGGCTGAATTCTCGGCGCTTGATGGCAAAGTGGATAGCTTAGTTGGGCAAGTTGAAGCACTGACCAAAACCGTCAGCGATGCAATTAAAGAACCAGCGTCAACGACCACTGAAGGTGAAGAAGAACACCTTGGTGAGAATGGCAAATACCACAACCTTCTTTAGCAATAGGAACAAAATTAATGAAGCTTAAAACAACACAAGTTTTTGCCGCTGTTGTGTCTGCATTAGCTGTCAATTACGGGGTCGCCTCCGTATCAGAGCAGTTCAGTGTCGAGCCATCGATTGAGCAGACGCTGTATGATCAGGTATATCAAAGTGCTGAATTCTTACAGCGCATTGATACGCAAATGGTCGATGATTTAGTCGGTAGCTCGATTACTGCAGGTATCAGTGGCGGCGTGACTGGTCGTGCGGGTGTAGAAGATGATGACACTAAAAGTCGTAGCACCAAAGACCCGCTGGGTTTAACTGACCGTGAATACCGCTGTTATCCGGTGGAATGTGATACCCACATTACGTGGCAGCGCATGGATATGTGGGCTAAGTTTCCCGATTTCCACAGCCGTTTTCGCGCTCATGTTCGCCAAGCCATTGCACTGGATATCATCAAAATTGGTTGGAACGGTACAAGCGCCGCCAAAGTAACGGATATCGCAACATATCCAATGATGCAAGATGTGAACATCGGTTGGCTGGCGCTAGTTCGCCGTGATAATGCCGCCAATGTATTTGCTGACGGTGAGCAAAAAGACGATGAGATCCGTATTGGTTCGGGCGGTGATTATGAAAACCTTGGTCAAGCAGTGCATGATTTACTGCAAGCGATCCCAGCCCATAAACGCATTGGTCTAGTCGCTATTATTGGTGATGAGCTGTTATCCAAAGAAAAGAACAAGCTTTATGCCAAGCAAGCGCATACCCCCAGTGAAAAAGACAAAATTGAACTAGAACAGATCATTGAAACCTTTGGTGGTTTGAAGGCGTATAAGATCCCGTTCTTCCCTGACCGTGGCATCTTAATTACCTCGTTCGACAACCTTTGTCATTACGTGCAATCAGGTTCAACGCGCACTTCGATTGAAAATAACGCCAAGAAGAAGCGTGTCGAAGATTATCAATCACGTAACGATTGTTACTACATCAACGACATGGAAAAGATCGCTTTCTTTGAAGCGGGTAGCGTGAAGCTGGATAAGGTGAAAGACCCTGCTGTAGCTGCGGGTGACTTTGATGCGGATAACCCTGACCACTGGGTTTGGTCTTAGTCGTTGTTGAATCCATAACCTAAATGAACCACTGGCTTATCACGGTAAGTCAGTTATTTCCCAAGCAGAGAGTTTTTTGAAATGAGCATAGTCAAACGAAATCAACGTAAAACCAAGGCAACGATTATCGGTGTGGACCTAGCAAACGGTCCTGATCAATCGGTCACAGCGATAGTGAAAAATGGCAAGGTTGTCGCAACCGAACCAAGCCGCGCCGAAGGCATTATGGATGAGTTTGATTTTTTCAAAGCGGCAATGGATTCCGACCTTGCTCAACTTAAAAAGTTTTCTCATATCGAAGACAAAATTGCATACAAAGCGCAGGCGATTGAGAGCCATCAGTACCTGGATTATTTACGTCGCTATCAAGCACAAGGAACCAACCATCAGAACATGGTGCTGGCTTGGGTGGTGATTTGGCTTGTTGACCTTGGACACTGGAAAACAGCCTTTGAATTCTTGCCTTTGTTAGTGACGCAAAACCAGCGTTTACCAGGGCGCTTTAGTAACCAAGATTGGCCGACATTTTTAATCGACCAGCTTTATGACGAAGGGGCTAAACATTTAAGCAAAGGCCGTGATGCCGTAGAGCGTAGCCAAGTGATTAACTTATTCACCCAATTTATCCAGCTGTTGGAAACTCATCAATGGCGGTTAAGTGAATTGATTGGCGGCAAGCTATATGCCATGGCTGCAAAGTTAGAACAAAGCGTATTTAACTTAGGCAATGCCTATACCTACGGCACCAAAGCAACCGCGTTAAATGACAACGCGGGCGTTAAAAAGATGGTCAGAGAAATCGCCAAAACCATTGGTAAAGACAACGAATCGTAATGACTCTCGCGCCACCGGTTCGGCTGCGTTGGACTTATTCACAGTAGTGAAATAGGCTCCTTATCGCAGTGGCCAGAGCCGACCTATTAGAAGTGAGTAATGTGATGAATTTAACCGGTATGCCACTGGTACAAGTAAGCAATGAAAATGTAGTCAACAACGGCTTTTATCCAAACCTTGGCAGTGCTGAATTTATCACTGATTACGCGATCGCCACGGAATACGCCAACAACAGCGGACAGGTTAAACGAACATTAGTGCTCGCTATGCTCGATGTTAACCAGGCATTAGCAAAATACCGCTTATGCCATTGGCAACTGGTCGAACAGTTACAAGATGTGAACCTTAATGAAATTAATGGTGTGAATACATTAATCCTTATGTACCAACGCGCCGTGTATTGCCGCGCTAAAGCCAAGTTGTTAATCAGCCGTCTAGGTGAAACACATCGTGACCAACGAGCTGCACAACAAGTAATGGCTAGTGATAACCAAGAATACTGGTTAGCAGAAAGTGACACGGCTTTGCGTCAAATGATGAAAACAACGAATTCAGGCGTTGAATTGTTATGAGCCAAAGTAAATTACAACGTTTAGTGCAGTACCTGGTATCGGCTACCTACAAGGGTCGACATTTAGCCAGAGCTGGTGAGTTTGATAGTTGGATTGAAGGTGGGCGAATTGAACACGCCAGCAAACGAATAAACGGAACAGGGTTGCTTGCTGCACGATTTTTTTACAGTGGTGTGATCAGCATTAATCCATGCAATGCCCCTGTTGAATTGATCGCAACTTATGTGAGTTTTTGGTTAATGACAAATGCAGAAAAAGACGACAGTCATGATGTGGAATTTAGCCTGGATATTAATGATGACAACAGCGCTGAAATCGAGTTAACGATCGAACGGTTCGCAGAAGATGTGATGCTAGTTGAAGATATTAACGGGCCGTTTGAGTTGGAGTTTCAAGGCGAAACCAAGCGTTTTGATTTTGGTGAGCAGAGTCTTTGGATCGCAGCGTCATTTGAGTTAGATACCGAATGTGGGATGGGATAATAAATGCTGAATATCGGTATTCCCACCGATAGCGCGTTAAAAGAATTAGACCTGTTAACGCTCGATGCCAATAAGCGTCGCCGTATTTTACGTGGTGCGGGTCGGCAAGTAAGACGAGATACCAAAGCGCGATTAAAAGAGCAAAGAGGGTTATCCGGTACCAATTGGCAAGGTCGCAGTGATGGCCGTAAAAAACGCATGTTAAGGCGACTGGGTAAAGGCATTCAGGTTCATACCACACCCAATAATGCGACGGTTACCTTTGGTAATAAACGGTTAGGACAAATAGCCAGAGTGCATCAAGAAGGTATCACATTAACGAAAACGGCTCAGCAAGCAGTAAAAATTAATGGGGTGCCTGATTACGGGGCTCTGGCATCACGCAAGCAAGCAAAGTCACTGCGTGATAGTTGTTATAAGATCCGAAAAAAGCGCGGCAAAAGTTGGAAAGTACCGTCGCTTAAATGGATAACTGAAAATATATCCGTGGGACAAGCCGGACTCATACTGCGTATTTTACGGGGTAATAAAAAGGCTAAATCGAGTTGGGACGTTAAATTACCAGCGCGTTCGTTCATGGGCCAAAACAGGCATGAACAAAAAGAATTAAAAAACTACATGTTGGACGAGGCATTTCGCCTCCGCTAAAAGGGTAAACATATGGCACAAGGCAAGGTTTTAGTTACCGCATTAAATACGGGTAGCGGAGCAACAAAAGAAGTGGAGCGTTCAGCATTATTTATCGGTGTTGGTACGTTGAACATAAACAAAATAGTACCGATTAATGCACAGTCTGAATTGGATGAACTGATTTCAGCAGATGATACTGCATTGAAAACACAATTAACCGCATGGGTGCGTAATGGTGATGCATTAGTGTCTGGTTGGGCGATCCCTATCAACCAAGGTGATGATGAATTTGCACTTATCGATAAAGCCATGGACCAAAACATCAGTCCTGAAATTATTGTCATCACCACACCAGTCACAGGTAAGGCGCAAGTTGAAGCCTATCAAGCCCTTGCGCATCAGCAGTCGGGGCTAGTTTGCTGGCCAATGCGATAAAGGACATTAGCCGAACTTGTCGGCCAAATGATTTTAATGCTTATGTGCTTTGGGTGAGTAGTGACATGCCAAGTGATTTGGCTAATAAGCTGTTAGTAATTAATGCTTATTGTCCGTTGCCAGTATTTGTTGAAACTGCTCGTTATCATCAAAGCTTAGCCACGCTCGATACTGATAAAACGAAACTACCTAGCGGTACTGAACAATCAATCGAGTGGGGCGTGATAAATGATAATCGTAGTTTATTAGCACTGAGCAATAAGCATAATGATGAATTGTTGGCGCTAGTTAGTAGCACAGGGGAATCACTGATAAGCGATATAGACAGCGCAATGACTGAGTGTAAACAATTAAAGTCTGAACGTGACAACCGCTTGTTAGTCACTCAATTTAAAAAAGTTAGCATTGGCTTAAATTGCATTAGTATCAGCGCCAATTCAGCTAAAGGCTTAGCCGATAAACTGCAAGGTCTTGGTGATGATAAAGCGTATTGGGCTTTTTGTGCGTTCGTGGGCAATAGCAGTGAACTTGAACCGATGAAGGAACTGTTTTTATGATAGCGCTCGATGGTTGGCAAGTACCCGGTTATGAAACCAGGATAAAATGCAGCTTCAAATTAGCTGGCGAAGATTTAAGTGGTTACGGTTCTTTAACTCTGTCATCAGATAACGGGGTTAAACCTGCAGTATTATCAGTGACAACCAAGATACCTTTTAATGAAAAGTCAGACTTAGCCAAACTCATATCAAAAGCCAAAGAACTAGATGAACACGGCGCCAGAATGATCCGCACCGTGAATTGTGATGTTGCAGAATCATTCAAAGTACGTAAAGCGAAGTTTGATGGCGAAATGAGTGCGACGGAGGATGATGAAATGAAGTCCTGGATAATCAGTTTTAACTTACTTGAAGTCATGAGTAAGTCAGATCGCGAACAGCTGCAGCTCGATGTTGAAGCCAGTAACAATACAGCGCCACAAAGCAGTGATGGTCACAACTCATTGCAACAGCAATTTGAAAATGTCGAGGGTCCCTAACTTATGACTAAGGGTATGGATAAACCTGATTCAGCACGACTAACCACCGTACTAACCATTGGTGGTGAGCCCGTAACTAATATTATCAATAACAGTGTGCAACTTGATTTGTTTAGCCCTGGTCGCGCCAGCTTTGTTATTACTTGTGAACAAAAACCGAAAGGCATCGTGGAGTTACACCTTGGCTATAGGGTTGATAACCTGCAGCCTTATTTCATGGGTGTCATCGAGTCTAAGTATCAATCATCTGGCCGTTGGTATCTGACTTGTCGTGAATTACTCGGCGCATTGTCACTGCCGGCTAACATGGCAATCCGTTTTGCGACGATGGAAGATATATTGGACCAGCTCTCGGCCACCGGTCTTCATTTTATTTATCCCGATGCAGAGTATATCAATCAGCCCGTCCCTTGTTTTTATCATCAAGGAGATGGCATATCGGTATTGCGCCAGTTGGGGAAAATATATCAGGTACCGGATTATATTTTTCAACAACGTCCTGATGGCAAGATCTACGTAGGCAGTTGGCATGATTCCGGTTGGGCCAAGTCGGTTATCACTGATTTTTCAGAACACCCAATCAAGCCGATTAGCTCGACTAAAGGCGAATTAATTGCGATCCCTAAGTTACGCCCAGGGCTAAAACTTAATGGACGTTATATTACTGAAGTGACATTAACAGGAAACAAGCAGGTTATCAGATGGTCAAAAACGCTATACGTCGCTTAGTATTACGTTACTTTCCCGAATTAGGACAGCGTAAACACTTACCGCAATTGGCACGAATAGAGAAAATTTATGATATGCCAGTTAATGGTGCCAGTGTAAGCAGTGCATTTCGTGCATACAAATCGGCCGATATTCAATTATTAGATGCGGTGACAGGTAAGCCATTAGTCGTTCCTGTCTTTGAGCAAGTGAGTATTGCGTCAGGGCAGGGACATGAACATGGTCTGTTCGTCGAACCAACACCTGGCATGCAGTGCTTAATTCAATATATTGATGGTCTTGATTCACTGCCGGTGATCACGTCGCTTTTACCCTGGCATACTTTGGTACCCGATCATCGTTCAACCGATGTGAGTCTGCAGCTGTCGCATCGCAGTAAATTAGTTGGCAGTAATGGTGATTGGCACTTGCAGACAGATGGTGAAATAAAACAGAACAGCCAGAAATCTATAGTTGAAGCCCAAACCAGCGAACAGAATTACTTTGAGCGCAGCACTAAGGTTGCAACGCACGACATTAATAAAATAGACGGTAACCAGGTAAATGAAATCATGGGTGCGTTGAAAATACTCGTTGGTGAAAAGGCGATCATTACCTCGTTGGATAACCTGCTTTTAGGCAGTAACAAAGAAGTTAAAATACAAAGCGCAGAAGACACGCATCTCGATAGTGCAAAATCACTGATCATTAAAGCCAAGAATATAACCGAAGATGCAGATACGATTAAATTAAATGGCGGAAAAGGGGTGATAACCTGCGCCAGTATTTGCCCATTCACGGGTAAGCCACATGTTGATGGTTCCACTACCGTTTTTGCAGGGAAATAATATGGCATTAAGTAAGTCAGCATTAAAAAGTAAGATTGAAGCAGAGATGGTTAAGGGCGGTATTGTTATCGCTGGTGAACATGCTCAAGCATCGATATTAGCACAAGCTATTGCGAATGCAGTTGTTGATGAGATCACTGCTAATGCGCTGGTTGTGGTACCTGGTGGCAGTTCGGCTGGACAGTTTAAAGTGAGTTAGAATATCTGTTGATAATGAATAGGTTAGCAGGGGCGTTTTTATTCGTTAACGATTGGTGTGGTCAATTCGTGGGCGAGGCTATATAAAATACATTGTATTTCAATGGTTTAAGCAGCTAAAAAAGACTCCCTAAGGAGCCTTAATACACGTTTATCAGAAGTTCAGACTAAGACGTTAATTGCTTAGATTGAATTGCTGTAAGTGCGATTGTGTAAACGATATCGTCTACTAATGCGCCACGTGATAAATCAT